CGCAGTTAATGCGTGTATTTACAGCAAGTGATGATGTGGTGCGGTTTGAGGCCAAGAACCCTATGGGCGAGCAATATGCCGCGCAAGCTACAGAATATATTAATCATATCTTTCATGTAGAAAATGATGGCTTTCAGATATTACACAATATGTTTAAAGATGCTTTGTTGCAAAAGACAGGTATTGTCAAAGCATATTATGAAACCAAAATCGATGTAGTAAAAGAAGAGTATCAGAATCTTACCGATGATGAGTTGACGATGCTCCTTGCAGATGGCACAAGAGAAATCGTTGAGCAAGATACGCAAGAATCTATGCAGATGGACCCAATGGGTAATGAGATCGTGATTCGTTCTCACAGTGTTAGGGTTCGCAAGAAAAACTCGGTAGGCAAAATTTGTGTAGAAAATCTGCCGCCAGAAGAGTTTTTGATTAGTAAAAAGGCAAGAGATATTGAAACCTCTCCTTTTTGTGCCCATAGACGGTTGATGACAAGATCAGACTTAGTAGCCCTGGGATTTGATGCAGAGGTGGTAGCAGGACTACCGGCCTATGATTCCCTGGCCTATACACCAGAGAGAGTTGCAAGATATGATCAAGGTGAGCAACCAACGGATATGGACTCCGATGACCTTGCGATGCAAGAAATCGAGGTATATGAGTGTTACTTGCGAGCAGATGTTGATGAGTCTGGGATTGCCCAACTCATTCGTGCAGTCTATGCAGGAGAAGAACTTCTCGATATTAATGAGACCGATTATATTCCGTTTCATAGTGTGTGTCCGTTTCCCATCCCACATAAGTTTTATGGGCAGTCCTTAGCTGATAGATGCTCAGATATTCAAGAACAAAAGACAGCGATTACGCGCTCTATGTTAGATGGGCTGTATTTATCCATTAGCCCAAGAGTAGGAGCAGTAGAAGGGCAGGTTAATTTAGATGATCTCTTAAATGTGCAAGCAGGCGGTATTGTGAGGATGAAATCCCCCAATGCCATTGTTCCGATGAGTGTACAAAATGTGGGAGCGCAAGCGTTTCCGATGTTGGAATATCTAGATCAGGTGCATGGAAAGAGAACCGGAATTAGTGATGCCATGCAGGGATTATCTCCGGATTTATTGCAAAACGTTACAGCGGCAGCGATTGCGGCAAGTAAGTCGGCAGCAAGCGGAAAGATAGAGTTGATTGCCAGAATCTTTGCTGAGACCGGAGTGAAGTCCTTAATGAAGGGGATTTTACAACTGGTATGTAAATATCAGGACAAACCCAAAACGATACGCATGCGTGGAAAGTATATCCAGATGGACCCTAGGCAGTGGGACCATCAGTATGACGTAACCATAAACGTTGGATTGGGCACAGGAGATCAGCAACAACAAATGGCAATGCTACAGATGATTATGGCAAAACAAGAAGAGATCATAAAAATGTATGGTCCTAGCAATCCATTAGTAAGTGTTGGTCAGTATCGGGAGACTTTAGGAAAGTTTATTGAGGCGGCAGGATTTAAAGATACAAGGGCATTTTTCCGCGAGGTGCCGCCAGAGGTCGATCAGGCTTTGAGCCAGCCATCACCCCAGAAGTCTGACCCGGCTATCCAGGCGGCAATTGCCCAGGCTCAGGCACAAATTGAGATTAATAAGAAAAAAGCAGAAGCAGAAATCCAATTGAAGAGAGAAAAGGCAATGGCAGACATTCAACTTGCCAGAGAAGAGGCAGCGGCAGCAAACTTGCGAGCCAGAGAAGAGGCGGCGGCAGAGTTGGAATTGAAAAAACAAGAGTTTGTAGCTGAGGCCCAATTAAAAGCAAGTAAGTTAGCGGCAGGCACAACAACCAATACAGAGATACCAAACGTAGGATAAAGGCATGAACGAAGATATTATCAATCAGTTATATAACGAACTCCTTATGAGAGATGCAGACCCTACGGGACTTGCTTCTTTTAGTGGGATGGCAAGTGATGACATTATCAATACGTTGATGAGTTCTCCTGAGTATTTAATTCAGCAACAAGCGCAAAAGGAATTAGGTAGAGCATTGGCCCCTGATGTGGGTATGGCCTATTATTTATCAGAGGCTCAGTCTGGGGTTCCGCTAGATACATTACTTGCCAATATTGCAAAGTCTCCGGAGGCAGAAGCAATCGATAATCAGTTTGCAATGGATGATGCAGTATTTGTAGGAAATCAAACTATGCCGGTAGAAGCGGCAGAAGTAGCAAGTTATCCAACGCAAATGCAACTTCGCCAGATAACACCAGGTTCGGACTTTTTGCCTACAAACATTCCTACAGGTTTTTTTGGGGCAGAGAACAACGTAGCACAACTATATAATCTCGGGCAGACTCCTATGTTTCGAAGTGGAGTAGGAGGTTATACAGATATGTTGCCTAGTGGTTTTGAGTTTGGAATCCCTGCACAGTTTGCACAAGTTCCTATTTACATGAGAGGTTTGTTTGATACCGGTGATAGTGTAGATGCCGTATCAAATGAAACTGCAAAATCACCGTTTGCAAATTATTAAGAAAGAGTTTGATTTGCGAATTGAAGAAAAGGCCAAAAGGCTACTGGAAAATGAGTTTTTCAAAGAAGAGATTGAAAAGCTAAAACAAAACTATATACAAACGATTGTGCATTCCTCTATAGAGGATATCGATGCGAGAGAACAAGCGTTTCGCATGATACGGGCAATTGATCAGATTTACGCCCATTTTGAAAGCATTGCAGTAGCAGACAAGATGGAAGAAAAAAGATGGAAAATATTTTAAGGAGGTGTTTTAGATGAGTGAGACCGTTACCCAAGAAGGGCATGAGTCCCCACAATCGATGGATGTGAATCAAGCGGCAAATGCGTTTTTAAATCTTATGGAAAAGCAAGAGGCATCACCTGATCAACCGACAGCCGAGCCAAAAGAAGAAGAAAACGTTGAGCCAGAGGCGCAAGCCGAAGCAGTAGTTGAAGAAGAGGAAAATCAAGAAGAAGAGGCACTTGAAGAAGAGACTCCGACTTACCGTGTAAAGGCAAGTGGAGAGGAAGTTGAAGTTACCCTCGATGAGTTGATTAAGTCTTATCAGCTAGAGCGCGATGTTCGCAAAAAACAAGAAAGTTTGGCGCATGAGAAAAAAGGTGTAGATGAGGTTAAAAGTAATTTAGAAAGCGAGCGTAAAAAGATTGAAGATGCGCAGCGGGTACGAGATACCTATGCCCAAAGATTACAGTTAATTGAGCAACATTTGACTCAACAAAACCAGGCAGAAAACATCGATCATTTAAAAGAATCAGACCCCTTGCAGTATGCCGTAAAGGTAGCAGAACGCCAGGAGCGCGATAAACAAATCCAGACTTTTCAGGCAGAAAGACAACGCCTTGCCCAAGAGCAACAAGCGGAGAATCAACGCAATGCAGAAGCCTATTTGAGTACGCAAAAACAAATCTTGCAGGATGTGATTCCAGATTTGCAGGATAAACAAAAGGCGGCAGAATTGAAAAAAGAGATGTGGGAACACGCTGTAAAAACCGGAAAGCAATGCAATTTTTCCGAAGAAGTTACGCAGCAAAAGTTTAATCAACTGATGGACTCGGACTTATTTGTACATCTATGGAAGTCGACACAGTATGACAAACTGATGGCGGCAAAACCGGATGTACAAAAGAAAGTAAAAGAGGCTCCTAAGATGATGAAAGCAGGCGTTGCCAAATCCGACTCCATTCAATCTGAGAAAACCAAACGGCTAAAAAACAAGTTAAAGCGAACCGGAAAAGTCGCTGATGCGGCCCGGTTATTTGAACAGATGATTTAGGAGATTATCATGGCAGTATTTACAAACCATAGTGCTGTAGGTGCTAGAGAGGACTTACAAGACCTCATCTACAGTATTTCCCCAACCGATACCCCTTTTCTCAACTCCGTTGGTCAAGGTACAGCAACAAACACAACGCACGAGTGGCAAACAGATAGTTTGGCTTCTGTAAATGTAAGCAACGCGGCAATAGAAGGCGCAGATGCTTCTACAGCTACACTTTCTGCAACAACTCGTTTATCGAATCGATGCCAAATCTCGCAGAAGACCATCTCTGTATCAAGAACTCTTGAGGCAGTAGATAAAGCAGGTAGAAAGTCCGAGCAGGCTTATCAACTTGCAAAGGCTTCGAAAGAGATTAAGCGTGATATGGAAGCAATTTTATTGAGTAACCAGGTAGCAAGTGCAGGTAGCGCGGCCGCTGCCAGAACTCTCGGTGGTTTGCAGACATGGATTAATACCAATGGCGAATTTGCCAGTGCAGGAACCGCAGGTAACCTCGGTACAACTGCACGGGTAGATGGAACTGTAGATGGAGCAGAAAGAGCCTTTACAGAGACATTGTTAAAGTCCGTTGTGAAACAGGTTTATGAGTCCGGTGGAGACCCATCTATTTTGATGGTTACGCCTGCCCATAAGCAAACTGTTTCGGCATTTGCAGGAATTGCGGCTCAGAGGTATATGGCTCCTGCCGATCAACCTACCACGATTGTAGGGGCGGCAGATGTGTATATGTCGGATTTTGGAACGATATCCGTTGTTCCGAATCGATTTATGCTCTCTGGAAACTCGGCAGATGATATAGCCTTGGTTCTCGATCCAGAATATGCCGAAGTAAATTACCTGCGGCCATTCGAGACCAACGATCTAGCCGTTGCAGGCGATCAGGCTAATAAACAACAACTCGTAGCAGAATACACGCTAGGAGTTCTCAATGAGGGTGCTCACGGCATTGTTGCAGACTTAGCGTAAGTTGTACTTTAGGGGGGTTCGTTTTTCTCTTAACTGAGACTCCAATGAATGACTCCATAGGAATGAACCCCCTTTCCTTTTGAAATAAGAAAATTATGGAAATTAAAAAAACAACCTATCACCCCGACGGTGAGGGCGGTGTAATCATTACGGAAACGCAAGATGTTACCGACATTGTTGAAAAAAACAAAAAGGAATACAACTTGTATGATGAACGCGCCAGATGGTCGGATGAATTATTAGGAAACAAGATTGCATCGATTCCTTTAGCGGTAATTGATGATTTAAACAAAAAGAAGATTCTCCAGGGATTTCGTGTCATGGATGAGAAAAAGTTCAAGGCATGGTTAAACGATGGAGACAATCGATTTTTTCGAACTAGAACCGGACAAGTATAATGGCCTTTTCAACCTATGCAGAATTGCAGTCTCTTACGGCAAATTATTTAGCTAGAGATGATTTATCGTCTCAGATTGTCGATTTTATCAAACTCGGTGAAATTCGTTTGCGAAGGGATTTGCGTTTGCGCCAGATGCTAACGCAAACAACGTTGACGGTATCTAGTCAAACCATTGCCTTGCCATCGGATTTTTTAGAACTGCGCGAACTCCATTTGGATACAACTCCCATTGGGCAACTCGATTATCTGGCACCGACATTTTTTTATCGAAATGGAAGGCCATCTGAGAGTGGACAGCCGGTAT